CGGCGGCAGCATCCTTGAGGTACCGGTAGATGAACGGGAGGGGGCTCACGTAAACCATTCAGAATCCCCCGTTCGCCGCGACGACACCGCGCAGAACATTGATGCCCGGGACCCAGGTGCGGTGCCTGGCACCATCCCGCCCGCAGCGGCGCCCCTGGGCGTCCTGGTACACGTAGTGCCCGAACTCGAGGGCTGCATCATGGTCAGTTGACGGAGCTATATGCCAGTCCACATCACCCTGTTTGAGCGAGAACGACGCCGCATACTCCCCAGTCTGAACGTGTGCGGCAGCGGCCGCCTCGACCTCGGCGAACACCTTCGCAGCAGCAGCGGCGAACTCGGGTTGGCGGGCCACCACGGAGGCAATAGCCTCGTGAGCTTCCTTGTCGTCTTCCACGTGGATCATTTCGCGTCCGTTCCTAGCGTGTCGCAGCGGACGGCCCAGTGGCGGGTCATTGGCGAAGCATCGTAGGTTAGTGGTTCTCCCGCCTGCTGGAATGTCTTCCCCTCCAACGAGGCCGGCCCCTTAATGATCTTCACCCACGAGTGGGGGCCCCCAGGCCACTTCCTCCCCGTACCCAGAACCTTTAATGTGGTCTCGTCGGTGAGGTCGCCTCGAATAACCCTGTTCTCGGTCGCCTTCAGAGCATTACCCGCGGAAGGCTGGACGAGAACCTTGTCAACATAGAAAGTCTCGCCGCGCTCGTAACGGCGCCCAGTCCTCCCCTCCTTGACGACGGCGACCGTTACCTCAACAGCGTGCGGCCCGTTCTCCAGGAAGCGGCCACGGCGAGGCCGGTGCCCTACCATGAGAGACGCCACCCCTCCCACCGTTGAAGACCAAGTTCCGGGGCGGCAGGCTTGTCCGGAACCGATGCGGGGCGGAAAGACATCAGGAAGCTCTTCGACACGTCTGGGGACCACTCCCCGCCATGCCGGTTCCGGGCGTACCCATCCATTACAGGAGCAGCCCCACCCCATCCCCCAACCCCCCCCTCAGGGGCCTGCCAGTCCTTCGGGGTGATCTCCAGGAGGCCGGAAGCGACAGCGGAGTTAATGCTGTAGGTGTATGTGCCCTCAGTCTCATACTTGTACAGGCCGCCGCCGGGGGCCCGCAGGACCCGGGAGACGGACTCGCACTCAACGAAGATAAGGGCGACACGGAACGCATAGTCGGTGCGGCAGCGGTTAACCGCCTCCGGCATGCGCAGAAGGATCAAGGCCTCGGCGCGTTCAAGAAGCGCATCTACCCAGCGGGCCTCATCGTCTTCTAGTTCCCGCATGAGCGTGCGCTCAACATCTAGCCTCTCGGCTACGGCCACGCCGACTCCTTCCTTCCTTGCGGCCCCCTTGGAGGAGGGGTCATCGTAACCTCTCCCCCAAGGAGAGCGATCAGCCGGCCTTCTTGGTGATCTTAACGAAGGCCTTCGGGTCGCGAAGAACCCAGCCGAAGATGGCCTCAACGCGAATGGCGATCCGGTTCGTGCCGAACAGGTCCATGCCAGCCGCATACTGGTCGGCGGTCGCCCAGGTCAGACCCTCAACGAAGCCGAGACGCAGGTTCTCCTTCAGGTCTCCACCGAAGCCGAGGATGTTCGGCTCAGACACCTTGCCGCGGCCGTTCACGGCCTTGGAGTAGACAGCAGGGATGCCGAGGACACTGGTGAACTGGTCGGCCAGGTTCGGGGACGCCTGGTAGAGGGGGCGGCCGAAACCGTCCGAGGCGCCCATGATGATGGAGCGGAACTTCGGCGACAGGAGGAACTCGTTGAAGTCGTAGTCGGTCTCGCCGTCAGTATTCACAACCTTGTCGTAGGCTGCGGCGAGCTGCTTACCAAGGTACCCGACAGTATCGAACTTGGCCGGGTCGAGCTCCACAACGTTCGTGGTGGAAGACAGGGACTCCTTGCCGACGAGAGCAGTACCGGTGAGGGCGTCCTTGCCGTGGATGACGGCGGTGTCGATGGAACGGGCGATAGCCTCCGCCAGCTGCGACTCCAGGTCATCGAAAGCGTTCAGGGGGTTAGCCATGAGCGCCTCCTTCGAGATCGACACGATCGCGGCAGTCTTGACGGGGCTGAAGGTCTTCAGGCCGACAGAGACGTCAACGACAGGCTTGTCGGCGCTCTCCTGAACGATACCGGCGACCGGCTGGCCGACAGGCATGCTGACGGCGTTACCGGCGAGAGAGACCGGGACGGTGCCGGCGATCTTCTGGATGATAGACCCAGCGAAAGCCCGCCTCCAGATGGGGGCGAGCACCTCCTTCGGGAAGCCCTCGGCGTTACCGCCAGCGGTAAGCTTTGCGATGGTTGCGACCTTGGCAGCATTGTCCGCCATGCGCGTCTCCTTCCTGCCTGACCGGCAGAGTTGTTCTAGATTTTGCCCCTGTCAGGCAGGGGATTACTCGGCGAGCCCGAACATTCGGAGGATGGCGGTCTCGCGGTCCTCCGAGTCGGAGCCGGCCTGCGCGTCGACCGCAGGGTCGCGGGGGCGCGCAGGAGTCTTGGCTGTGAGCTCCAGGAGGTCCTTCACCTGGGCGCCCCAGGTGGACTCGTCTCCGTGGAGGAACTGGCTGTACTTGGAGGGGAGGCCCGCGTCGCGGATCGCCGCGTCCTTAGCTGCCGTGTCGCGGAGGGCCTTGATCTCCTCGTCCTTCCCTGCGATAGCGGCCTCAAGGGCGGCGAGGCGCTCCTGGAGGGCCTCCAGGGCGTTGATCTCCTCCGCCTCCTCGGGCTCCTTGGTGGGCTCGGGGGCAGCTTCAGGCTGCTCGGCGGGGGCGGGCTCAGCGACCTCCTCCGCCTCCTCGGCGACGGTAGCGGTGGCCTCGGACGGCTCAGTGGGGGTGTCAGCCATTCCTTCTCCTTTGTTCGAGGTAAAGTCTCCGATTCATGGCCCGCAGAGCCTCCCGCCCGTGCAGGTCATGGTCCTTCACCACCTCATTGTACAGTTGTTCGAATCTGGCGTGCTGCGCCTTCCCCGGCCATTCCCGGGACGTATAAACGGGCACAACGCTGCACGCACAGTGAGAGTGGAACCTGTCGGCTCTTACGCCAGCGGACTCTGAGGTCTTGTACACAGGGCCACGAGAGGCGAGCATCGCGCAGAAACCGCACGGCCCGTTCTTTGAGGGACGCACGACGCGGGCCCATGCGAACGGGCGGGCAATTACTGTGCCATCCCTCGCCCGCCGATACTTGTCTGGCAGGTTCTTCAGCGCCTCGGAGTCTCGATACTTTTGCGGGAGCATCCCTTCGGCTTCGAGCTCTTTGATGGCTTTGTCGACGCGATCGGCGACCTCCTCGAACACGTCATCCCACCCCCTTTTGGGGCGGCGCTTCTGCTCGTGCTTCTTGACTTCCCGCTCGATCTGCTTGGTCTGCTCCTTGGAGAATGAGTCGAGGTCGCCTGCGAGGTTGTCGAGGCTGTCGAGGAGCTCGGCGACGTCGGGGGCGTCCTCCACGGCGTCGTTGATGGTCCTACGGGCGGCTGCGTACACGTGGCTGGACAGCTGCCCTTGGAGGGCCTTGAACGCTTCCGGCTTACCTGTGCGGGCCTTGCTGGAGCGGATCGCGTAGCGCACCGAGTCGGGGCTGTAGCCCGGCCGTGGCGGAATCCAGGCCTCGTCGGCTCCGTGCTTCCGGGCCTGTCCCCGCAGGAACAGGGCGGTGGCGGCCCACGCCTGCGCCCTGGCCGCCCACACAATCGGGGTGATTGCCTCCGCGAGCTCACGCTCGGAGAGCGTCACCGGCTTCCCCTGGAGGGGGACAGTGGCGTCAGTTAGACGTCTCTGGAAGGTGTGGAGGATGGTGCCCATGAGGGCCCTGAAGAGCATGAGGGTCACTTCTTAGGCTTCCCCTCGTCCTCTTCGCTGTCGTCTTCCTCGGCCTCCTCTGGCTGGCTGACGGGGAGAATCTGCCCAGCCATGGAGTCGATGTCGTCCTGGCGGCGACTCTCCCGCTCCAGCTGCTCGGGGGACAGATGCATGAAGTCTCGGGCCGTCTCCGGACTAATGACACCCTGCGCCTCAGCCTGCATAGCGATCGTCATCTGGGCGCTAGCCGAGGGAGAAGCAGCGTCCGCCCACATAACCTCCAAGGTCTCTAACCCCTCAGGAGACTCCCCATTCATGACGGCAATAATGCGGGCGATACGCTCGAGGGCGTCACTGAACTGACGCTGCTTATTCTCGGCGCGGGCGATGAGACGATCCTTAGCGACCCGCAGGGCCTCCGCAGAGGTGGGGTTGTTGTCCGCGGCTACACCCATCATTGATGGGGGAATACCGGTCATGGCAGAGATTTGCAGGGCGTAGGCGCGGTAGGTGTTGGTGAACGTGTCCAAAGAAGCGCCGGTAAGCTGCTTCACATCAGCGCCAGTCGGCGCGGCCAAGAGAGCCCCCGCATAGTTCTCCATGCGGTTCCCCCCGAACTGCCCATTATGGGCGGCGGCGGCCTGCTGGCCAGCAAGCATCCGGTCAGCCCCATCCCCAATGAGGAACCGCAAAGGAAACGCGGCCACCTCCTGCCCCATCTGAAGATTCGTCAGAGTCCGGGAGGCCGCATCAATTACGGTCTTCAGCTCCTTGAGATCAGACCTACCATACCTATCGCGCAGGCGAGCCCGATTGAACATAGGGACAATAGACGCCCCCCACGAGTCGCTAGTCGACCAGGAGGAGGCCCACCGGGCACCAACCTGCCGGTAGGCGGTGACACCCTCGGGCGTATAGTAGGAGGCACACTTCACCCCGTCGGGGTCGCGGTAGACTGCGATGCCTTCGATAACGTTCCCGAAGTGGTCGATACGCACCGCCGCATGCCTGGAGTCCAGGGCCCGGATCGACGGGTGCTCATGATCCTCGTCAGCGGGCGACAGCACCCAGAACACAGAACCAGCCGCGAGCGCCTCAGCAGCAGCCAGATTGAACTGGGAGTCCATGTCGTTCGCCTGCCACGCGACACGCAGGTCCCGCACCAGGTCCTTACGGTTGTCGTCAGCGATAATGAACCCGGAGGGGATCAGCACCTCCGTCAGGACGTCGATCGCCATCTTCGCGAACGGGGCCTGCATCTCCAGAACCCTCGCCTCAGGGGGGATACTGATACCCAGGGCATCCAGGCGCTGGCTCTGCTCGTAGTACGTCTCGAACGACTCAGGACGATAGGCGCCGCCCTCAAACCCGGCAAGCATCCGCTCGAAGCTCACACAATCACCGTCCAAGCCCCAGTCGGCTTATTCATGTCTGCCCACTCCTTCGAGTTCTTCACATGCCTATACAGCATTCTAGCGCCGATCATGCATACGGCGAGGTCAATCTTCTTCGAGGACTTCGGAGACTCCTTCTTCACTGACCAGCGCCCCTTGAACTCGTTCACGCGACAGTTCGACACATGCTCCCCCAAGGCCGAGTCCCCATCGTGGGTGAACGTCTGCTGAATAATCTCCGTGTAGGCGGTCTCAGCCGCCTCAGCGAACTGGTAGGCGTGCGACCTCATGTCCCAGGCGATAGGAGACGCTGACATGCCACCACGCACGGCCGGCACGATCAAGCGGTCCCCGAAGTCCTCTGGCCAGGCGGTGCGCGTGAATGACTCCCATTCACGGACGTCAGCCCAGAACGCAACCACGTCATACGTGTCGAACGCCCGCCGCACACCAGCGTCAACGGCAGCAACATTCACCACCCCGAGAGGCTTCTCCGGACGCCAGTGACCAATCTTGAAGACGTGACCGTCCTCCATGCAACATCCCACGAGGGCCGTGTGGTCGTTGGACTTGGAGCCGTCGAAGAACATGACGATCTTCTCGCTAGGCTCAACCTTCCGGTCTGGCTTGCGCAGCTGGGTCCACTCCTCCAACGTTATCCAGGAGGCCTCGGCGGCGTTCGGGCGGTTGAGGAAGAACCTGATAGAGCGAGACTCTGGGTACTCGGGCGACCAAATCTGCTCCTTGATGGACTCCAGATTCACCCACGGACAGTCCTCGTACACGTACTCCAGGGCCTCGGTGAGCCCAACCTGCCCCTCCTCCGGCTCATCCGTCAGCACAGTGTTCGGAGGGGCGATACGGGCGTCGTAAAGAACCTTCGTCTTGCCCCTAGTGAGGCCGTCCTCCTGGTCGCACCAAGCCTCAAAAATCGCCTCACCGGAGGACTGCTCGCCAGGGATCCACGCGTTGCAGGTCCCCATGAAACGGCCCCCCATCTTCGCGGCGTTCTGCTGAATCGTCTCCAACATGGCCGGTCCGCC